GTTCCTTCTAATGGGAAAACACCCTCTGCTTTATTACCTTCTCCCATCAAACTAGCAGTTGGTTGGGTGATAATGCCACCTCTAGCAAACGGAGTTAATCCAGCATCTCTTGCTGCCAGTCCAGCATCAATACCAGTAGATACAGCAGTTCCTAAACCAGGGATGAGGGATGCAACGCCAGATAGTAATTCACCACCAGCACCCAGCCAATCACCCCTCATCGCTCTTTCTGCAGCAAAAGCACCACCAGCAAGAACTCCCACACCAGGGATTTTCTTTGCTAGACCCTTTCCAACTGCTTTACCTAATCCTTTACCACCGATCTTTGTGGCGGCACGAGTAATTGCTCTTCTACCACCACCTCTACGCATGACAGAACCACCAGGACCAGGCATGAACGTACCTTCTGGATTTTGAAATGCATTTGGACCTCTAAAAAATTCTTTTAGTTTACTGCCAGTTTCTTTTTTCTCTTCGTTCTTTTTTCTTTTTTTAAAATTCTCTGGTGTCATAAAACCAGAGTAATCTCCCCCTTGCTCTAATGCTGCTTCTTTCTGTGCCGCAGCACTACGAAGCATCAGAGTTTCTTGTGTCTGTATCTGTTTCTGTACTAAATTAGAGTCATTTTTTGTCTGAGTTTTGACAGCATCTACCAGAGACACGATCATCTGCGTGTTTCTGTTTACCGCAGTAACAATATCAGCACCGCTATCTGGAGAAATTGGGGGAGCACCAGCAGACGCTGATCTCATTTCTTGAGATTTTCTGAAATCAGCAATTCTTTGTGCTTTTGTTAGAATTTTACCAGTTTCACTAACACCTGTTTGTGCCCTATTTAAAAAAGTATCAGCATTTATACCAGAAGAAGCAATTCCTGGAATATCAGTAAATCCACCACCTTTAGATGGACCACTACCAGGAACTCTAGGACCACTCTGAGGTCTTTCTCCAGTTTTTACATCAATATTTGTTGGGTTTTTTTCTGCAAGACCACCAGCACCGAGCATTCTTGTCTGCGGTGTTGCAGTAGATCCAGATCCTAAAAGGTTTTGAAGTTCTGATACATGGGCATTTACAAGTTTCTTATTTGATAAAGGCCAGATATTTGCCTTACGAATTTTGTCAAGCTGCTTTCCCAACCATTTGGCATTTTGCCAAAAACGGTCTCCAGATACTTCTTGGTAAGATAAAAAACCGTGTGCCATTAGCGTTGTGCTGCTTTTTGCTGTTCTTGTTTGACTTGTTCCAAATATTGCATCAGAAGACTAGTATAAACTTGCCTCTCCCAAGGCATCATATTTTCAATTTCACTCAAGCTATATTTATGATGCTGCATCAACGCGAAATTAGTCTTATAGTACCCTTCCAGCGTATTGTGGAAGAGTGCTATCCGAAAAAATTGGAAAGTCCCGAAATAGTAACTTCATTCAAAACTCCAGTGTTTGGATTTTTGACTTTTATGGTATGTTCTAGAGCTGGAGCATCATTGAAGAATTTCTGAACTTCTTCAAACTGCTTATTTGTTAGTTTTTCAATAAATTCAACAAATTCTTTCTTTGAAGTAGTAGAACTATCATACACCTCCTCGCCATCAAAAATCTGATCAATACAATTTGCCATAATTTCAACAACACTATCCGCAGTTGGCGATTGACCCATAATTGATACTTTTACAAATTCTTCAAATGAAGGATATTTCATAATCAGACCCATTTTATCAGAGATCATGATTTTGTTACTATGACCTTCGGGTTTATTTACCTTTACATCTGTCAAATTAAGATTATATCTAACTTGAGTAGATCCATCATCTTCACAAGTAATATTCATTTCCACAACTTCACCTACTGATACGGCACGAATATTGAGGAAGATATACTCCAAATCAAATAATGCTAGATCATCAACTTTTACACGAGATTGGATACAACCTTTTAAAAGAGATCTAACTGCATTTTCAATCTGTTTTTCGTCATTTGTCTCTAATGCTAGCAAAAGTAATTTTTCCTCTTTTACTACAAATGGACGATATTTGAGTGTTTTTCCACTTGAAGGAATTTCTAACTCATACGTAGGAAGAACAACTTCTGGTAATGCCATTATACTTATATCATATCATGTAAATATTTAGCGCAACTTTTTTAACCAAAAATTGGCGGGAAAATTTTTCCCAGTTTTATGGAATTGAAAAGTCAATTTACGTTTTTCTTATACTGAGTAGTTAGTGCAGTAATATCACTCTTGATTCCAGAGATATCATTTTTGATTACATAGTGTCTCATGTATGAGAACTGAGCTGTAACTTGAGTTACCTGACTTGATCCAAACTGCAATGGAATAGCATCAATAGCATATGGATATGCCTTCTCTAAAATATATGTAATAGGAACTCTTTCTGTTGTGGATCTTGGACCTTGTTCTGTTTTGCTGATGGCAATAGTACATGCGTAGTTGTCTCTATATTTTACACGTACATTTCTGTTTTCTTCTCTTATTGGACCATATGCAAGAGACTGTATATCAGATAATGATTTACCAACCTGAGTATCTCCACCTTCATCAAAAATAAAATCTACCCAGTCTTGCAAAAACTTAAGTGCTGACATATTTGCATCACATAAAAATCCAAGTTGAAATTCTGTAAATACTCTAGTATGTGGATAACTTACAGATCCACTTCCAACATACATACCATTTATCTGACCTTGTGCAGTATTAATGTTTGGTAACTGTGCCTCACTACAAAAATATTCAAAATAATCCCCTGCCTGTCCACCTGGGGGAGTGACAGGTGGATTGAGGAATCTTACTACAAAATTATTTGAATATGACATGCCACCATTAGCGGCAATAGTAGCAAGAAAACTATTTACAGACACACTAAATACCTATGTTGGTCCAATTATATTTATGGCATATTCTGGATTGTATAAACCCATCAATTCTGGAAAGTATCGTGGAAACCCAACTCGTGTTATCTATAGATCATTATGGGAACGAAAGTTCATGGTGTTCTGTGATAACAACCCCTCAATAATAGAGTGGGGTAGCGAAGAGGTAATCATTCCTTATCGTGCTCCCGATGGTAAAGTGAGAAGATACTATCCAGATTTTTATATAAAAGTTCGTGAAAAGACTGGTAAGATCTCCAAGTATATTATTGAGATAAAACCCAAAAAACAAACTCAACCCCCGAATGATAAAAACAAACGAACTGCTGCCTATCGTAATGCAGCTTTGACATTCGCAAAGAACCAATCTAAATGGTCCGCTGCTCGTGAGTATTGTGAAGACAGGCAGATGAACTTCTTAATACTTACCGAAGACCATTTAGGAGTATAGCAATGGCAAAAGGATTTGCTACAAAAGAAACAAAAAAAGATGCTGGATACAAAACTCTTTTTGAGAGGGTATCAGCAGCAACGAAAGGAGAAAAGAAATCACTTTCGTGGTATAGATCAGCAGTAAAAGCAGAAGCAAGCAGATACGGCAAAAATCTAGAAAAGTATATTATAGATGAAAAAAGAGATCGTGGTGGTCTTGTCAAAGAACAAGACATCAATGAACTAAGAAGATATGTGGTAGAAGGTCACCTCTATATGTTTGAATACAAAGCAAAGATGAGATGGTTGCCTTACTATGATAGAAATCCTCTAGTATATGTAATTAAATCAAACAAACAAGAATTTTGGGGTGCTAACTTGCACTACTTATCTCCAAAAAAAAGAATACTAACAACACAAAAACTTGTCAAGGGAAGAATTGACATACCCAAGAAGTGTTTCCATAAATATATTCACGACCATGTAGAAGGATTATATCTTGATCTTGCTTTGGTTGAATGGGACACTGCCATTCTCCTACCAACAGAAGACTTTGTGAAGAACCTTAACGGTATGCTCTTCCCAATAGATAAACAAATCGTTTGGGAAGAAACTGATGAAAGTTTCTACGATAAAATCACAGGGCAAAGAATAGTGAAAGGATACGGCACAAAACAATCTAAGGAGATGTCCAAGTAATGGCTGCACCAAGTAGGAAAGGAGAATTTGACGGAGAAGTTGTAGAAAGGAAAGTTGGTCGTAGTGGAACCAACCAATACTGGAGATGGAATGGTACTGAGTGGCTTTTGGGGACTGGTTCAGATGCTAAGAAGAACAAAGAAAGCTTTCTAGATCAACAAGGTGGAAATAAAAGTTACAAACAACTAGGAGTTGG